AAGGTGACTTCACTATAGAGGATGGGGTTTGTCCTTACATATCTCAAAGTCTAAAAGCTATAGAGGAGATAGAAGCGTATGAAGATAACGGAGACACATCTAATCCCGTTATACACTGAGGACGCTATACATAATGGGGATATTTTTTCCCCACCGAAGGTGGGGGAAAAAAATATCCCCCCATTGGCGATTGGCCGTTGACTATTAAGGAGTTTCGGTTATGGATGTTGGCTATCACGTTGTTAAATACTCTACTCATAGGCAGATATTTTCTGGTATAATATACCGTAATAAGGATGATGATTTGTTCTTATGTAGGGGTGAGAAAGGGACAGGCTTTATAGTAGAGCAATTAGATAGTAAGGAAGTTAGATACATGGACTATGATAAGTCCGATAGTTTAGGACGGCGAGCAAGCTTGATGTTGAGAAGTGGGAAGTCGTGGCATATTACTGCCGAAGCTAAGTCCTTGTTAAACAAGGCTATTGAATGGGAACATCAACAATTTACTACAATGACTGAGGATTATATAGCATGAGTAACGTAGATAGAGCAACATTAGAAGTTATGCTGGCTCGTAAGAGGAAACTAAGGGAAGAGCAGAACGCTGAAAAGATAGATAGCACTCCAGTTGTGACAGAAGCAGACACATACTTAAAGCAATCTGTTACACCAGTTAAGCAAGATAGTACCGATGAGATTGATACTAGAGCCTTATTCTCTAAGATATTCTGGAAGCCTATCAGTATGCCTGACTTCTTAATCCCGTCTTATTCCCCCGATCACTGGGCTTCTGAGATCAGGTCTAAGATACCTACCATAGATAAGACTTACTTCTTAGATAAGAAAACCATAGAGAAAATAATGTTCTCTATCAGGGAAGGGGATACTACTCTTTTACATGGTCAGACAGGGACAGGTAAGACTACTATAGCAGAGCAGATTGCTGCTCACTGTGGCATACCTTTCTTCAGAGTGTCATGCCACGGTCAGATGGAAGCGTCTGAGTTTTTAGGTGGCAACTCAGTAGTCAATGAGAATGGAGTCCCTATAACTCAGCACTCTAGCACTGATACTACAACTGCTGCTACCTATGGTGGTATGTTATGTATTGATGAGGTGTTTAGATCACCGGCTGAATCCCTTATGACCTTGCAATCTCTCTTTGAGATTCCTCACAAGTTATCATTGCAAGATTCACATGGCATAGACAGAGACATTAAGATACCAGAAAATGATTTCTTCTTAGTGCTAACAGATAACACCACCGGAACAGGTGATTCTCAAGGTAACTTTGTGTCTGAAGTACAAGATACTTCTACTCGTAATCGTATTAGACGCTGTGTTTATGTGGGATATATGAGTGCAAAGGATGAGCTTGCCTTATTACAGAAAAGTTATCCAGATACGCCAGCTTCTATACACATATCCATGATTAAAGTAGCAAACCTAATGCGTAATGCTTTCGATGAGAACATCATCATGGATACTATGAGTATCAGGGAGTTGCTTACTTGGTCTAAAGACTTGAAAGACTTGAGAAATATAGAGCAAGCGTTTCACTTCGGAGTGTTTGGTAAGTTAGGTAAGGATGACATGGTGCAAGTGACTGATATGTATAGACAAGTGTTTGCTACTGATGTAACTGAAGGAGATACAACTGATGAGTAATAGTACCTTATCTTTATGGGACATCACACTCATAGCACAGCGTAGAGCTGAGAGCTTAGGGGTTCCTATAACTTTTGATGAGCAGTGTGAGCAACCTTACTACAGTCTAACGAATGGGATTGTATTTCCTCGACCGTCCCTTCCTGTGTCTGAGAGAGAGTTAGTTGTAATGAGGGGTTCGTGGATACATGAACCGTTACACGTCTTGAGAACAACGTCAATTAAAATCTTCCGGTCGTATCCTAAAGATGATCCTAGTTTAACGGATGAGTTCATGTATGTTTGGAACATGATTGAGGATGACTCTATGGAGAGAGCACACGCTGCTGTCTATGAAGGGGATGCCCAAGACTTGTCAAGTATGTATTACTTGATAGCTAAAGAGAACCTAAATAAGTATAAGGAGGTCGCTGAGAAAGAGGGAGGTGAGCTACAACTAGACGCTGACACTACTAAGATGCTGGCTCTACAAACCTTGCTCTTGATATCCCGTACTGATTGGGATAAAAAGGTGGACTTGATAGTGACAGAGTATCTGGAGGCTATCCCTGCTGACAGTGCCGAACTAGCCTTACACTTAGAGGAAGAAGGTTACATAGACTTGATGAGGAAAGCAGTATCACAGCACCAAGTCCATGATCTAGCTAGAGAATTATATAATAGAGTATGGCCGAAGAGTTCTGAGTTACCACCCCCACCACCTGAAGAAACCCCTGACACTGGTGATGAAGAACCTAAAGAGAATGAGTCAGGAGAATCACCACCACCAGAACCCAATGAAAATCAAGAAGGTAATACAACACCACAAACTCCTGAAGTAACTGAAATAGTAGATAAGATAGACGCGAAAGAGGAAAGTATAGAAGCACCAGTACCTTTCGCTATACACTGGGAAGATCTAAAGAACAACGATGAATCTGGTTTAGATTTAGAAGTTCCTTCTACTATAGATTATACTGGTAAAGATAAGGCCGGATCTTGGGTTCCTTGTGAACCCTCAAAGAGAAACATCATACACTTAGATGATGACACTCACCCTTATAAAGAACGTGATACGGATAGTTACTTAAAGGGGGCTAATCTTTGCAATTCTTTAGGGAATCAAATCCGCAGGAACTTACAGATACTAACCAAGTCTAAGCTAAAGGCGGAACGTAAGACAGGTAAAGTACATAATAAAAACCTGTTTAGATTAACGGCTCCTCAAGTGGGGACAGGTGATTGGAATAGTAGGATATTCAAAACTAGAAAGAAAGGATTGGATTTAAATTGTTGTGTAACTATCTTAGTAGACTGGTCTGGTTCTATGGGTGGAGAGAAAAGAGTTATAGCTGCGCAAGCATCACTGGCTTTACTTCACACGTTTGATAAGGCATTGAACATTCCGGTAGAGATATTGATGTTCGCTGCTAGGTCAAGGCAAATGAACTTCGGTATAGTAAAGTCATACAATTCAAGGGCATACACTGACCACCAGATAGTAAGAAGGATGAATGGATTTACTCCCTTCGCAGCAGGTAATCAAGATGCTGACGCTCTACTATGGGCGCACTCAAGGTTAGTTAAACAGAAAGCAAGCAGGAAAATACTAATAGTCTTGTCTGACGGCAGTCCTTCCGTGTCTTCTAGAGGTAATGCCGGAGATTATCAAGACCCTGACGCTGGGTTACAATTAGTAACACAGGAATTGAGAAAGAAAAGTAGCAAGATAGACCTGTATGGTATAGGTATACAGGATAAGAATGTATTAAGATTCTATGGGGACAAGGCACAAGTAGTAAAGAAACTAAGTGACTTGCCCGAAGTATTATTAACGACCATAAAGCAAGGAGTATTATCTAATGGTTAATCTAACAACCTTTATAAGTTTATGTATAACTACTGTTATTAGTATTATATATACAAGTTACTTACTAATTACTGAGGGGTTATCTACGGAGACTACGGGATGGTGTTTGTTTAGCTTGCTATCTATAGCATTTATTATGCACCTTATATCCGTAGTTAAAATCATACATAAATATTCATATGTTTTAGAAACATATAAAGATCGTGCAAGGTGAGGTGCAAGGCTTGCAATAGGATTCTTCAAGGTGTTGATTGGTTGTATGCAGAAACCAAGAAAGACTACGAAGATTTATGTCTCAAGTGTAGAGACTTATCAACATTAAAGGACAAAGAAAATGAGATCGACAAAGATACCAGCAAGACTGATACTAAGTCTAACTAAGTATGATGGTATATCATCAGGGCAGTATAGGTTTAACCATACAGACTGCTCCGCAGGAGAGGACACGAAGAAAAGATTGTATATAAAAATACCTACTAAGCAACCGTGGACAAGGGTTGCTTACTGTCATAACTGTGGGTTAAGTGGGTTCGCTACGTTAAGATCGAACTCTTATGACTATCGTAGGGCAAAGCAACATGAGAAGTTATTACACAATTTTAATGCAACAGAACGTAATTCAAGGGAATATGGTTACAAGATAAGCTCTGGAGATCGGAAACAAGAACGCTTAACAACAGATCGTCAACTCCAAACTCCCTTTGAGGATTGTCCTTCAGACGTGAAGGTAAGGCTAACTCATGCTCGTATAGATGAGGATAGGTATAACAGATACCTTATAAATTATAGCCCCGCTATTGATAGGATAATAATACCTTATGTGGAATACTCTGACCAACCATCCCTCTTATCTACACAATTTAAAGCGGTCACTCCGGGTACAATACCGAAGTTTTTTACGGAGGAGGAACCCGGCGCAGAGTACAAGACTGATGTTATCTCAAGGCAATCTATGTCCCTAGCTCATAGGCATATTAGAAAAGAAAGTGAGGAAGGGTTCGTACACACTCCAGATACAAGCTGTTTAACCACTGGGAATAAAACTTTAGTTATAGTAGAGGATTATTTCTCTGCAATAAATATAGCAGAGACTAATGATAATTACCATGCCCTCCCTTTAGCCGGAGTACATTATAATACAATGCAAATAGCGGAAATTTTGGAGAGAAATTTATATACAAATATTATAGTATGGTTAGATAATGATAATGAAACCGTTATCAAGAAAGCGAAAAGATTAGAGACAGACCTTGAGTTCTTAGGAGGTGGTGCTACTGTGCATAGATATATAGGAACTAACCACGACCCTAAACTTCTCAGTGATACTGAGATATCTGGTACAATAGATACAATGATAACGGAGACAGATAACGATGTACTTTAATTCCGCTTTAGCTTTATTGGGTAAGGATAAAGAATCCTTTGAAACATATTTCCCTTACTTAAATAACTTCCATGTCCCTGCTGAAGTTGCTTGTCTATTAGAATCTATAGAGAAGTACTATGGTTTAGGCAATGATAAGATAGATTGGGAGGAATTCAGAGGGTGGTTTCATATAGCCGAACACCCAACACTAGGGGCTAAGAAGCACAAAGTATATGATACATACATAGATAATATAATTAAAGCACCGATTGATGAGGGTGCGGTACAACGAGTGTATGAATTAAAGACAGCAGATCAGATACAAGACTTGACCGAGGAGATAAAGAGCGTAGCTAATACAGATAGCCTAGAAGAAATCATAGAGATTAGCCAGTCATACTTAGAGGACAGGCTTATCTCAGGTGACGATCATATAGTTGACATGGATATAGATACGCTAGTTAAGTCAGTTGTATTAGGAGATGGTATAGAGTGGAGACTCGAAGGCTTGAACACTAGCTTAGGACAAGTACATAAGAGCGACTTCCTCTTGGTAGTCAAGCGACCAGAGACAGGAGGCACAACCTTCCTTACTTCTGAGTTCACTCATATGCTCAAGCAATTACCCGAAGGTAAGAACGCTATCATTTTTAACAATGAAGAAGGTGGCGCTAAGTTAGGGTTGCGCTTAGTACAATCAGCATTAGGTGTAACAGCCCAAGAGATAGCAGCAGATGTAAAACAAATACAGAAAGACTTTGATACATTCTTAGGTGGACGGAAGATTCTTATATGTGATCCGCCTGATGGGCTTACTACCCATAAGATTACCGACGTACTAAAGAATAACCCTGACTGTTGGCTCATAGGCATCAACGTACTTGATAAGGTAGGAGGATTCTATAAGCACGATGAAGTACAACGTCAACGTAAGCTAGCAGAGTGGGCTAGAAATACTGCTAAGAATCATGGGGTTGTACTAGCTGTACTACAAGCAGACGGCTCGGCAGAAGGTCAACAATTTATGAACCAAAGTCAAGTGTACGGTTCTAAGACTGGTGTGCAAGGGGAAGCAGATGGTATGATTATGATAGGACGTGATGTAAAGACCGATACTATACGGTATATTAGTGTAGCTAAGAATAAGAAACCAACGACAGGTAAAATGGAACCGTCATTAAGACACGCACAGTTTGCTTGTGCCTTTGACCAAGATAAAGGAAGATTCACATGATAGTCATTGATGTAGAAACTACTATGAGGAGTAACACAAATTTTTCTGCTACTCCTTTCGATCCTAAGAATGAAATGTTATCACTGGGGTATACGCAAACAAGTATCATACCAACAGCTAGTAGAATTGTAACATCTTACGATCAAGGTATGTCAAAGACCCGCATAATAAACGACTTGAATGTTAAGGATAAACCAATCGTATTCATTGGACATAACATTAAGTTTGATTTACATTACTTGGTGTTAGAAGGATTAGACTTAGATCAAGTATCACTAGCATATGATACACAGTATATGTATTACTTATTAACAGGTAAGAAGTCACCAAGTCTAAATGATGTGGCCGATTACTATAAACTACCTAGAAAAAAGGATACCCTATCGGAATACTTTAGTAATAATATATCTATTGAGGACATACCAGAAAAAGAAATGCAAGAGTATCTTACCCAAGATATATCCCTTACTAAAGAAGTGTTCATAAGGTTATGGGATGACCTTTGTCCTGAACTATCCCCCTTAGTAGACTTAAACGCTAAGTTAAACATGGCTTTACAAGCTATGGAAATGAATGGTATTTATATTGATAAAGAAAAATTATACCATGAATATAATAAAACAGATCTTGTAGTAGAAGATAGTTTAACAGAACTAAAGAGATTGGCTACACTGATATACCCTGCCGGTACAGTGCCAGCAAAACTACACACAACAAAAACTTTGAATCAAATTTTTAGAGGCAAGCCAGTTAAGACAAAAGAAAAGTACGAAGCTGGTGTATACAAGAACGGCAACATAAAATTTGCTACAAGAGAAGCTGTAGTATATACAGATCAACCTATTGTTGGTGATGATAACTGGACTAAGAAAGAGAGAGCAAACGAGAATGTAAATCTAGGGTTGCCTATGGGGGAGAAGCAACTACAAACAATACACGATCATGTACGTGGTCTTACTGTAGCACAGAAAGAGTATGCCCTTCAAGTAATTAAGTATAGAAAGTCTAGTAAGCTAAGAGATTCTTTCCTCAAACCTATTGGGGATTACTTGAGAGAAACTCAGAGTGGAGCTATACACCCCACGTATAACTGTACTACCACTAGTACTGGTAGGTTGTCAAGTACAAACCCCAATGCACAGAACCAACCACCTGAAGTAGAGGCACTGTTCACTACACCTACAGCAACAGGTGATAGCATAGTGGTACGAGCCAGCGCAGACTTCAAACAACTAGAGATATGGGCAGCAGCAGTATTATCTGGTGACTCACAACTACTAGAAGATATAGGTAACGGAGTAGATATCCCTGATACCATTGCCGCCAGTGCAAACTTATCCGGTTATAAACAACCGTCCGTCAGACGGTTATGTAAAGTTGTACTATACGGTACTATTTATGGGGGCTATCCCGCTGGTCTATCAAAGCAAACAGGGTGGGACAAGAAAATAATTCAAGACATACAAGCTGCTTTCTTTGATAGGTATCCGGGATTAAAGAAATACTACGACGACTACATAACACTAGTAAATAATAGTAGTCCTATAGCACACCATCCCACTACCGGGGGAGCTATCGTAGCTATCCCTTCTATTACAGGCAGAATATATAGATACACACAGTACCCTCAATGGGATGGTAGGCTAGACTTTAACGTTCCTCAGTTGTATAACTACAGAATACAAGGCTTCGCAACAGGGGATGTAGTGCCTCTCTATATCGCTTGTTTTCTAGATACATTAGAGAAGAATTATAGTATTGGTGGCGCACCTATCTGTCACCTAGAACGTACAGTACACGATCAAGTAGGGACTAGGTGGACTTTCCCACGTTCAGGATTGAGTTCAGATAAAATAGAACGGATAATAGAAGGAACTTATGACGATGCTCTTGGTCTTACTCATATAGCATTAAAAGAGTGGTTGCCCAGCTTGCCTGAGCTGCCACTGGTTCTCGACTTAAAGATTTTTTAACGCAAGAAACGGAGATGTACCTATGGCAATACAAGCACAAGGCACTGTAACTGGTGTCAGTACCAAGCAAATCACTTCCATGAAATCAGGAGCACCTAAGAATTTTACGATTCATTTAGCTACTGTTGATGGGTTGGATGCTGTCTTGAACACAGGCTTTAAACAAGTATACAATCCCGGAGATCAGTTCTCTGGTTTAGTGGAGAAAAACTACGGTGAGTATAAAGAAGTAAAAGGCCAAGCAAACGGAGCAGCCGCTGCCCCTTCTTCATATTCAGCAACAACTTTTAGTACCCCTAAGCAATCAGAAGGTAGAGAGACATTCCCTCTTGATCCCCTTCATTCTAAGAATCTAATCCTTAGACAAAATGCTATCAATGCTGCCAGCACAGCATTAGCTGGTACTATAAGTAAAACAACATCTGATACTGATGTAGCTAACAGCATTATAAATGTTGCTAGTGTCCTAGTTAAATGGACTACTGGTCGTGCTGAACAAGAAGCATTAGATGCTATGGAACTTGGTGAAAAGGTAGAGTAATAATATGGCGATCATAACTGAGTTACCTCAAGATATTTATGATGTCTTGTCGTCAGAAAGTGATGATTCGTTAAGTGCGGAGGGGGGTGTTGACTTCGGTCAACGCCTCACCTCTCACGTTAACGGAGCTTTGTATAACAAACCACGGGAGAGATCACCCAATTCATTATATGCTAGTGAGATAGGCAAGCCTTGTACCAGACAACTGTATTACTCACGTACTATACCAGAGCAAGGTGAGGAGATGCGGGGTGCTACGTTCTATAAATTTTTATATGGCAATGTGATTGAGGAGATCACACTAGAACTAGCCAAACAAGCAGGGCATAAGGTAGAGCACGAGCAGCTAGTCTTTGAACGTAAGGTAGGTGACTGGTCAATCAGAGGACGTTGTGATGCTGTCATTGACAATCACATGGTTGATGTTAAGTCAGCATCTAAGTTCGCTTTCCAGAAGTATGAGAAGGCTGGTGCTGTTACGTCTGATAATGATTCCTTTGGATACCGGCATCAGCTACACTTCTATGGTAGTGACGGAGAAGCTATAGCCGAAGGTGACTCTGACCTAGCATCTACTAAGACTTTAAGTACTGATAACTACTTCCTCTTTGTGTCTAAAGAGTTAGGCAACATCAGCTTAATAAGCAATGACATCACTGAAGGTGAGTATGAGTCTGATGTAGAGTACAAGGTTGATACCCTAAGCAAAGCGTTGAAGGATGACGTAGCTCCTGACCGTTATGCTGAAGGAACTAAGGTAGAGGACAACGGTAATGTGTCACTGAAAGCTGTCTGTTCTTATTGTCCCTTCAAGAAGGTTTGCTACGGTGATGACCTCCGGGCTTACGTATATTCAACCGGGCCTAAGTACTTCGTGTCCGTTACGAAGGAGCCTAGAGTAAATGAGATCACGCTCTAAAGTATACTCATACTACAAAACAGAGTACCGAAGTAAGTTTGAGTTAAATACAGCTAAGTTTCTCAGGAAGCATAAAGTTAAATTCTCTTACGAATCAACCTCTTATACCTATAAAGGCAAGGTACTGAAAGGTGTCTGCGATAAGTGTGGCAACAATAAAATTCACACACTACGCAGTTACACCCCTGACTTCTTCTTGTTTAATGACGTAATCATAGAGACTAAGGGACTCTTTACCGCAGAGAATAGGAAGACTATGGTAGCAGTAAGAGAGCAACATCCCGATATAGATTTAAGGATTGTGTTCATGAGGAACAATAAGATACACCGTAAAAGTAAGATGAGATACATGGACTGGGCAGAGAATAACGGATTCATCTGTGCTGTAGGGGAGATTCCCCAAGACTGGTTTACAAAGGAGAAAGATGTTGACCAATATATTAAATCCTGAAGATCCTACGTTAGTAGTAGGTGACGTACACATAGCTGCTAAACAAAATTTAGTTAGAGCAGACTGGTTAGGTAGAGCTATCAAAGATATAAAACCCAAACGTATAGTATACATAGGAGACTTGATTACCTTAGATGTATTCTCTGCTTGGGATAAGGACAAGCGTAAGCTTATGGAAGGGCGGCGATACACTGCTGAAATGAATAGTGCAAATGAATTCCTTGACAGAGTTAAACGAGCGTCAGGTAACTATAAGTGCGACATAATCTTAACTGAAGGTAACCATGAGAACAGGCAAAGCCGCTATATAGAGACACACCCTGAGATAGAAGGGGCTATTGATTACAAGAGAGATTTAGATATACTCGATTGGAATATAATACCTTATAAAAGTTACTTTAACTTTAAGGGGGTGGGGTTCACTCATATCCCTATCAGTGAAGCTGGCAAGCCTATCGGTGGTAAGTATGTGACACATAAAGCTCTTGAGTTACATCAAGGATCTACTATCTTTGGTCATACGCATAAGCTACAAGTCACCCCGCTACACAGACACGGAGCCAAGCACTTGAATCAAGCCCTTAATGTAGGGTGTTACTTTACCCATATAGATGATTACGCTTTAGGTTCTGTTACTTCTTATTGGAGAGGCTTGGTTTTAATTGACCACTATAAACACGGAAGGTTTGGTTGGCAACCTATTAGTATGGGTAAGCTAAGACGAACTTACCGAAAGGTTAAAGGTAAATGAAATGGGCGCTTATAAAAATGAAACAATAATCGCTGAAGATGATGAGTTAATAAAGCAGCACCGAACACACGTTGTATATGAGCCTGATACCTGTCCTTCTTGTCAAGGATGGGGAGCTATAGATGACGGTAATACCGGAATGAAAGAACGATGCCCCGACTGCGATGGGGAAGGATCAATAACCAGTAAAAGGACTAGGTAATGACACCATACCAGCAGTACATTTATAAGAGTAGGTACGCAAGATACTTATCTGATGAGAAGCGGAGAGAGGAGTGGCCGGAAACAGTGGCTCGTTATATCAACTTCTTTAGAGATAGGAACCAGACAGCTAAGATACCGTGGGCTAAATTAGAGAAGGCTATTCTTAACTTTGAGATCATGCCATCTATGCGGTGCTTGATGACCGCAGGTAAAGCCTTAGAACGAGACAATGTATCAGGATATAACTGTGCTTATACTCCCATTGACCACATCAAAGCGTTCGATGAGATACTATATATCCTTATGTGTGGTACAGGAATGGGTTTCTCAGTAGAGAGACAGTACATCAGTAAACTACCTGAAATAGCAGAGGAATTCCATGAAACCGAAACCATTATTGTTGTTAGAGATAGTAAAATCGGATGGGCGAAAGCCCTCCGGGAACTTATCACCTTACTCTATTCGGGCCAAATACCCCAATGGGACTTATCAAACATACGCCCTGCCGGGGCTGTACTCAAGACCTTCGGAGGCCGCTCAAGTGGGCCAGAACCTCTTGACCAATTGTTTAAGTTTTGTGTCGGAAAAATTAGCGGAGCTAAAGGTAGAAAATTAAACTCACTGGAGGTGCATGATGTTATATGTAAGATCGCAGAAGTTGTTGTATGTGGTGGGGTACGTCGAAGTGCTCTGTTGTCTCTTAGTAATCTCACTGACGCTAGGATGCTCAACGCTAAACAAGGAGAGTGGTTCTACGCAGAACCCCAACGAAGCCTTGCCAATAACTCCGTCGCCTATACAGAACTCCCGGATATGGGAATTTTCATGCAAGAATGGAAAGCTTTACATGATAGTAAAGCAGGGGAACGGGGAATTTTTAATAGAGAGGCTTGTAACAAACTCTTGCCGTCCCGTCGTAACCCTGAATTTGATTTCGGAACCAACCCCTGCTCCGAAATAGTACTAAGGCCGCAGCAATTCTGTAACTTGACTGAGGTTATCTGTCGTTCAGAGGACACACCGGCTACCTTACTCACTAAGATAGAATTAGCTACTATACTAGGAACCCTACAGTCTACCTTAATAGACTTCCGGTATCTCCGTAAGGTATGGTCATTCAATACTATGGAGGAAAGGTTGTTAGGAGTATCCCTTACAGGGATCATGGACAATAGACTGTTAAGTGAAGAACAAATGGATTGTGATGGACATTATCATTACGATGATATGAAAGATACCCTTAATAAACTAAAGGAGAAAGCAATTGAAACAAACAAAAAATATAGTAAAGTACTTGAGATACCTGTATCTAGTGCCGTTACTTGTGTTAAGCCTAGTGGTACAGTTAGTCAGTTGGTTGATAGCTCTTCTGGTATACACCCTCGTTATTCTGACTTCTATGTCCGTCGCGTCCGTTCTGATGTTACAGACCCACTATCAAGAGCACTTCAAGATGCCGGAGTTCCTAATGAAATTTCTCAAAACAATCCAAGAGAACTGGTATTCTCCTTCCCAATTAGTAGCCCTGATACATCTACAACTATCAGTCAAATGGGTGCAATTACGCAACTGGAGCACTGGAAAGTTTACGCGACTTCGTACTGTGAGCACAAACCTAGTGTCTCAATTTATGTCAAAGATACAGAGTGGATGGCAGTAGGAGCTTGGGTATATAAGAACTGGGAATACATGAGTGGGGTATCGTTCTTCCCACACGACGATCATATGTACCCACAAGCTCCTTATGAGAAGATTACAGAGGAACAGTATAAGGAATTAGCTGACGCTATGCCTAAATTTAATCTAAGCAATTTGATTATGGATGAGGAGGAGGATGTGACTACTTCAAGCCAAGAGTTAGCTTGTGTAGGTGGAGCCTGTGAGTTATGAGCAGTGCTAAAATGTTCAAGGTTTGCTCTATGTGTGGCAAGGACTTTCTCACCCTACTTAGATTCAAGGAGGTGCAACAACACAACTGTCAAGAATGTAGTAAGACGATAAAGCGGCAAGCAGGACACCTGCTGGCAATTAATAAACAAGGTAAGAGGAAAGGTAATGATTAGAAAGATCATAAGTGGAGTAGTAATGTGTGTAGCTATTACCATAGTACTTATTTCTATTGGGATGCAGCTTTCCCAAGCTGGAGATAAGAGTAGGAAGCTTCATGCTATCCAAAGCTACGCAGTAGGAACACCGTTCAATGTGGGACGGGTATCAAGGTTTGATATGCCTGATGGTAATATCTGTTACATCTTTATTAGCGGTGATCGTAGTGGTATGTCTTGCATGGAACCACTGCCTATGCTAGATCATGTTGAGCCTGTTATGGAGAAGAGCGAGGAAGAGGAAACACCAGTTGGAGAGAGTGGTGATTAAAGTCTTTGATTATAAATGCAATAAATGTGAGCATAAGTGGGAGGCTTGGATAGATGCAAACGCCGACACAGTACAATGTAAATCGTGCGGCAGTGCTGATACTACCAAGCTTCCCTCTTTCTCTAAGAAAAGAAATTTTAACAAAACACCATATGAGGAATTTTTGTGATGGATGAGATTGATATTAAAATACTGGAAAAAGGATTGTCTGGAACGACAGAGAAAGATATGGAATATATTAAAGGTTTGAACACTGGGTGGAAAGAGGCTGCCAAGCTCCCCTCTTGGGACGCTCAAGGTGATAGCTTAGAGGAGCTAAGTGCGTCAGACAGACAAGTGGGCGGAGATCATTATAAAGACTACGAAATACAACCCGGAGAGTATTGCCAAGTTAATAGACTTCCTTACATGGAGTCTAATGCAATAAAATATATTACACGTCACGGCAAGAAACATAACGGTCGTGAAGATATAGAGAAAGCTATTCATTGCTTAGAATTAGTGTTGGAGTGGGACTACGATGAATGATGATGATGATGATGTATTTGCCATGTTAAATTTAGCCGCGAATGGTCGAGATTACCTCTTAGCAATAGGTAAAGAATTAGCCAAAGATCCTGAGAAAGAAGCCTTCTCTGTTGAGATCCAAGATGATGTTGGTGTAACATATAATATAGTTATCTGGTTAGATCAGCAACCTCAATTAGTCTTAGTGGAGAATGGTGATGATAAAACAACTGTTAATTAGTGTGTTGCAAATTATTAATGTCATTATTATGACAGGTGTCGTGACTTGTTTTGTAGTCTTTCCTTTTATTCTTTTAGGTAAACTATTTTCGTAATCATACCTCGTGGTATGTGGGCTGTATTACGGAAGTCTTTTGGCAATGAAGGATACCTGTCCATTCCTAGAGTAACCCCTACGTCATCCTCTACGAGCAACCATCCAAGAGTTGTGGTTAGTATAGGGTTATTATCTATGTCCTTAATAGCTATAGATGAGTCCTCCCCCCAAGCATCGTTCCAATAGACGATTACAGGAGGGATAGCTATGATATCTATATTGTCCATAAATCATTCCGCACAATAAGGATCGCTAAGATAATCAAGACTCAGTTATAGCCCTAAGAATCTAACGATGCTACTCTTGAGAAAGGTTAAGATACCCCATACTGCCCCTAAGATCAGGAACGCCGCCCCCAAAGCACCTTTAGATTTCACTATAACCTCATGGATCTCATCTACTTTCTTCTCTATTCTTTCGTCACTCTCTTCCAATTGTTCTATCCTATAAAGCAGTAGATCTTTATCATTCTTATCCATTTATTATCTCTTCATTAATGCTGTTTTTTCTTTAGACCCTGAACTAGACCCAAAGAAAAAGTTTAAGACTTGAGCTTGACCTGTAGTAAGGACAAGAACTAGACCAGTTAAAATAGGACTCTCTGATGGCAAGACTAATGCCCCGCTAAACAGTCCAAATAAAATTAAAAAATAAGCGGAGGTATAGAGTGTTGCTAGTATCTTCTGTGGATTGGCCCCCAATTCACTAGCCATCTTACGGGCAGAGTCCCTGTCCTTGAAGTTCAACTCCTCCCGCTTGATGCCGGACTCCTCCATAAACTTCTTGAACTCCAGATCAGCGTTCTTTACCTTCACTACTTGCTGGGGAGTCATGTTTTTCATGGTCGCATCGACCTTGGCTTCAGGCACTCCCAGTGCCTTGCTCAACATTTGCCCTGCAATCCCTCCAAATGGCCCACCAACAGCCGTTCCTATTAGGGGGGCTAGGCTACCCAGCAGTTGTTTTGTAATGTCCTTAAAATCGCTCATAAATCCGGAACCATGTCGTCTGGGCCACCTCTTCTAAATGTATCGTGCATAGCTCTGTTTATTTCCCCGTTAGTCATGTTGTTTAGAATCTCAGCGTGTGTACTAGTGCCGGTAGGGTCTATATCACGTAGCGTTCTGCCCTCATCTAGAGCTGCAACATAAGTTCTCAGCTCGTTATCGAGGGGTCTTGAGGAGGCCATCTCACCTGCATCTAATGTAAATTCCATCTGTGGGAGAGGACTCTCTGTTGGGCCTAAGAGCACCTTACGAGCCTCCTCTCCCATATCATCTAATATCTGCCCTAATGGTTTCTCCCCCTCCCATTGCATCAGATATATCTCGTCAGTGGTGTCGAACAAATCAGTCGCTGCTATTTTATCAAAGAAGAGTTCTTCGGTTATGGGTGCATTTAGGTCGGCGAATCCGTCCAACGACGCGAACTCGTCGGAGAAACTCTCTGGTAGATAATCATATACTTCGTCATCCCACGTGCCATCTGGGCCTGTTCTCCGACGACGGATACGACCCCCGGCGGCCCGCCATACGATATTTCCCGTCTCGTCACCATCAATCGTAAATCTAGAACCACCAGTAACGTCCGTATCGTGTATAATAGTGCGTACATTACTCCTACGTTCAAGCTGCGCAGCTCGGGCTTGCTCTGTTGCAGCTTGGGCTTCCTCTACGGATATAAGTTTGGCATCGTCAGTCAACCCAGATCTAAGTGCTAGTACCCTCCGCTGCTCTTGGGGTGGGAAGTCTTTAGGAAAATAAATAAAATCACCAGTACGAGGATCTAGTTTTCCTCCAAGAGTTCCGTAAAATTTTTCTAATCTGTTTTGTGCAAGTCCCGTATTAGCGACAGCCTCAAACGCTCCGGCATTTCCTATCATTGCTATACCATGCTTGTCAGCTAGTGTTTTAAGCTGTCGCATAGCGCGCCCACCGTCCCCTATATTCCCCCCCACGTTCCTTAATAGTGATAGATATACTATGCGATCTCCCGGCCCGCCAACGCCGGCATTTCCTGCTGCCAGTGAAGGTCTGTTGAGTCTGATGTACGCCCCCATATTTGGAGAGAATCTGCCTCCGTAATCTGCGGGGCCGGACAGCCCAGTTGGATTGAAAACTTTTTCATAGTCGTTCATAAAAGCTAGGAGTGCTTTAGTATTTAACTCTGGAGTTCCGTATTCCGGTTTCCCTTTGGTTGGGGGTTGCTTAGTGCCAGAACGGTGTTTTGTCACGTCCGTTTGCTTGGCATTGATACTCAGTTCGTTAGGATCATATATTATATATTGGTCATCTTTTATATCATCGTCGTATAAATTTTTAGCGTAAGAACTTTTAGCTCTTTTGCCGATTATGCCGTGTTTAACCAGAAGTTTAGAAGCCGCTTCTGGTGCTCCCGTGATCTCGACTAAAGCTTCATATATACCATCACCATCCATGTTTATCCATACACTCTCGGTAAATTCCTGAGCTGCCCGTTCAGCCCGCTTCGATGATGTTCCCGCATCTTCCAGCACAGCGAGAAGGGTATCCCTTAATTCATGGACTTCTTTCTTGGTAAGTTCTCCATTTTGCATACGCTTTAATAGAGTTTGATCCCCGACAAGCACTCTCTTATCTATGTTTTTTGGTAGAGTTACTTCTGTGCCGTAACCTGAAGTCTTCATATGATTGCGATACTTTTCTAGGTACACATTTGGTTGAGTCTCTAGTAGCTTATCTACTTCTTTAAGAAGTTCTACTTGTCGATGGCCCATTCCAGACCATGTTGCGTCTAAGACAGATGGACGACTCGCTAACGACAGTTTCTTTACTGCTTCGATATCTCCACCGTACAAGATAAGACCTTGCAATATCACATCTTCCGGCTTACCTAACTGTGCTGCTTCGTCCAGATTAAACGACAAATCCGTTACATCTGCAAATGGTCTAGTGCCACCACGGGACTCTAGAACTATGCCGTGTCCATGCTGTTTTGGCATGAATCGTCTTGTCTTTGTAAGATCAGTCAGTACTCTTGTTCTAGCTAGGGTCTGAGTAATAGGGCGTATAGCCATCCCTAAAAACCCTATTGTAGAAAATAATCCTTTTACGGGATCTATATAATTTGTTGGGTCTAGTGCCATTGATAGCCAAGCCGCTTGGCTATTAGGATCAATACCAGCTTCTATCAACCGTTGATATGAGCCGTAAGGATTAGTGTCTATAGCCTCAAAGTCTTTCTCTGTAAGTGCACCACCTTGTGGGTATAAGCCCGACATTGAGAGACCGAGCCATTTAGCGGCTACTTTAACAGCTTCATAAGTATCTGGGAGCAAACCCTTGATACGAGCCATTATAGCAGGAGGAAGGTTGGGATCTGTTAGTGCTTCTTCAATCCATTGTCCCGCTTGACGTTCCGCTTCAGGGGATAGTAGTCGTCCTTGCGTCGTAGCGGGGAGAGCATCGAAATTCTCTTGCTCTGTGCCAGCTTCATTGAAGGCTGCACTAAAAGCATCTAGTTGCTCATCAGTGAGAGTAGAGGGGTCGAGTAGGTTTTGATTATTCCGGCCCTCAAAAAATGCGCGAGACTCACCGCTGGCGAATTCTCCTTCACTCTCGTTATAGTCGGTATTATTCTGTAGTTCAAACTCTGCTCTTATCTGGTCATCTATAGACGGATCTTCCGGTGTCTCTGCTTGTGGACTACCCTCAAGATCTTGTCTTTTTTGTATTACTTGTGCTGCTATTTCCCCTTTAGTAAGGATACCATCCTTATCTAGATCTAATCCTTCGTTACTTGCGTATGCAGCTTTGATCGGATTATTCTTCTTCCCGTCTCTCCTTTCCTTATCTTTAGCCCACTTGGCGTAGGCTGGATCAAGGCCAGTCTTACCATCAGATGACCACACAACTGCATCATCGTCCCAACCTATAGCTTTAGGCCAGATGATAGACATATAAAAATCTGACATACTTGGTTGTTGGCCTTTAGGTAACAAGCGTTTGAGGGCAGGAGCCATGTGCTCTGTGACATAGGACAGTTGTTCTTCTTGAGTCATACGCTCAATCTCACCGAGAGTCACCCCTAATCCGCCAGCCGTATCTCCCATAAATTGAATCAAACCTCTAGCTTCTCCGAAAACCCAGCGGCCAGTTTTTTTATCCCACCGTTTTCGGTTGGGTGCAGCGGTATCGAAACTATCTGCTGATTCAAAGGCTATAAAAGCTTTAAGATCTTTCCAATCTAGAGTTATGTCATACTCATCTTTCCATCGTTGTGCTTCAACTTGTAATAGCCTATCAAATTCTGGGCTGTCTCCCCTTTGACCATTCTCTTCCCGCTTTAGTAGTCGTGCTTCACGCTCGTCCTCGGTTTCCCCTATAGGCTCTACACTATAAGATCCATCTGCATTTCTTTTATAGGGTAAGTTTGCATCTTCGTCGCCCTCAATAGGGAAGATGTCTCTCCTAGTAGTGGGGTCATCCTTTGATGTACTGTAAGTTATAGGGTAAAGGGTATCGTTAGTGATACTCTGTCCCAGATTAAGTAGGAAAGGTATATTATCTAAGTCCAGATCACTCATAGCCATATGCTCAAGATTAAGGAGGGATCTACGCCCATCTTCAGTATTGAGGATATCACTGGTATTGAGATTTAAGTGGTACTTATCTGTTACACTACCCTTAAATTGTAGAACATCTTCTAAAGTAGCTGCATTATAAGTATTTAACCATTGCCTATGTTCCTCTGCTTTTACCCCATCTTCGTCTTTCAAACCTTCCCGTAAACCAGAAACATCTATATCAAACCAATCTATAAGATCTTCTATAGACGCACTACCCCGCACTTCTTCTCGTATATTCTTCGGGCCTACACCAGTAGTACGGGCATCAGCCCGTACTTGAGCGTTAGGCGAGTACCTACCAAAAGTCCCACTACTGATGGGTATATTATCTACATCAACTTGAGTTTGATTAGGCATCTTATTTGACGAAATATTGGTTGCCGATAGCTACGATATGCTCATAACCACCGTCTGTGACATTAACATTTTCCCACGCACGACCAAGTTCCTCTAATATTGGTCCGAATTTTAAGTTCAGTCGCTCTTTGTATATTTCCAAACCTTTCATAGTCTCTTCAGAATAGGGGTGTAGTCCTGCTTCCGTTGCATCTCGAATATCATATCCGGGTTTTCCGTTAGGTAGGGTAACTAAGTGAAAAGCTTGACTTATACTGACAGAAGGTGGACCGTCGTAGCCTATACGATCAGTCGGCTCACCCCTACGTTTAGCACGAGCACGTTGACGTTGTTCTGTGATAGTATTACGACGGCGTTGAAATTTATCCTCTACCTCTTCTCTTGTACTTCGGTATAGATCACTTTCCAAGGGCTGTAGATCTATCTTATAGTTCTTTCCTCGCCCACGCATATTACTAGACAGCTCGTATTGTGGAACAAGTGATCCTGACTCTTCAATTTGCTTAATAGCTTGTGGAAACTGGACAGTCACTTGGTATTTTAATTCATTGTCCATCATTCGACGGCCATTGAGTCCTAGCTGCTGATGCCATATGGGACCAAGGTGCGAGACTATCTTTCCAACAGATTCACTGGCAAAGAATGTTCTCCATTGTGCTCGTACCTCACTGTTTTCAATCTTACGATTAACTATAGTGGTGTCAAAGTCAAACATCCATTGCTGCATAGGTGCGACAATTAGGCGAGTAAGATCTTCAGTCGAGTACGACTCCAGATTATTAACTATATCTTCTTGTTCGATTAGCTTTGTCAAGAATGTCGGAATTGCAGCCATGATTGCGGATTGTTCAATAGGATCATCAAAGCCATGACTACGTAAAATAGTTCGGGTATCAAGCGGTCCACCGTCCACTTTACTTAAATTTCCGTCTTCGTCACGGCCTTCTCCACCACCCCCGCCCTTAGGCGTTGGATGCGCTGTCTGATTAAGAATCAGATCGGTTAGAACACCGCGTAGTTGTTCTTGAGTCTTGCCTTTAAATTGCATACTGAGTATGTTATTATTGGCAAGATCGTTCAGTAAACTTGATGTTATTTTTAGCGCAAAAGCTTTGGGATGTTTAAGCCATTGTTGATTTTCTGTTATTTGTAACTGAGCGTCAGTCAGATTTTTATTACCGTCCACAGTATAACCAGTGATGAGGTTCTCAACAAAAGAATCAAACGGGGTCATCATTGCTCGTATTTTATCTATCGTAAAACCGGGTAACTCTGAGTACTTTGCTATTTCTTGTTCTTTAAAAGCCTGAAGTTTTATCCTGATAGATCTTGCTAGGTCATCGGTAGGAGCTAATCGCCCATCGGCGATGGCTGCGGGAATCTGTTCTACTGTCAAGTCTTCAGTGTTACTTAGCGTTTTAAGGTGAGCCATTGCTATCACCTCTGCCATCGCCATCATTCCTGCGTTCCCCGGACCTGATAAAAAGGAGTTTTCAACCTCCTGTGAAGAAAGTTTTCCGTTGCGGATGCCAGCTTCGGCTTCAGAGTGCGCGAAGATTCGAGCCATGTTCTTTTCTACGAGATGCTTATATAAACTTGGATTCGTTTCATATAGTAGGGGGGGAAGACCAATGTCTTTACCGCCCTCCAAAAAGGCTACTTTTAGATCTGCTTCCTTTTCCTTTTCTTCTTTGTTGCGTTCTTTTATGGTTTGATCTATTTGTCCAAACGCTGCGGGAAAATTATTGATTTCGTTGAAATCTCCCATCATGCTCATAATAACCCCAACCGCTCTTGGGTCGTCTTTATTATCGTTAAGGAGTTGTTTAATCATGATACGTTGGTTTATATCGTGACTTGCTTTATAAGTTTCTCCCTCTTGGTGATAGCGAGTATCATTGTTAGCACTGTCTTTTAAATATTGCGTTCCTCCCTTAACGTCATTTATTCCACTGACAGTGGAGTTCTGATCCATAGTTTTCTCACGCTTCTCCGCGTCAGATACAGAACCTTTGGTTCCCCTAATACGATCATACTCTTGTTGCGAAGCTTCTAAGTGCTTGAGAAAAGCTTGATTAACCTTATCTCCCATTTTACTGTCATCGTAGACTAATTTAGCTTCGGTGGCATTCAGCCCAAGACTAATAAGATCTACAATAGAACTTCCTGCGCTGTTTCCTATCCGACTTACAGTAGGATCTCGGCTAGCATCCTCTTGGATAGGTGTTGCGTTTTGTATAGGATCTGTTTTTGTAACCATATCTAATCTCTTCTAATTGATTCTAAATCTTGATTTAATTGCCAGAGTATATCAGGGGAGGCCATATCTACGTCCCGCACACTAGATGTGAATATCTCTATTAAAGCTTCTTTATCTTTCTGGCCTAGCTTTGTATCACGCATAACACGATCAATAACCCATTGATCTATAGGTACATTATCTACTATAGCATCACCTAGCATCTCTGTGACGGATTGTCGTTGCTCTTTAGCTCTTGCATTTAATCTATAAAATTCTTCCATCAGATAAGCCCACTCATTTTGATCAGTAGCAGATTGCAATAATAGTTTTTGTCCTGCTATCATGTGTTCCCATGTATCCTCAGTGATACGCCCATCTGTAAGTTCTCTAGATATACGTTGGACTCTATTAAAGTACTCTCTAGCTGTATCTCTTAGAGCTTTTTCTTTATCCCGTACATCTTTATTTATACGGTAAGCCGTATTAACTGACTCTGTGTTTACTCCTAATATGCCTTTAGCCAATATCTCTGTCCATGTTGCTTCTATAGCATGAAGATCGCCATTACCGCTCATCCAATACCCTGCTTTAGTAGCTATTCTCGCCTTAACAAAATCATTATAACCAGAAGCCATTCCCCGTAATACTAGATCAGCTACTTTAGTAGCTCGTTCACTAGCAGAAATATCTACATCGAAAGATACTACAGTTCTACCCATCTGATAGCCTTGCCACATTCGAGATAAAGTAGAACCAGAGGCTCCGGTCGCTCCTTCGATAAGTGGTTGATCAAAAGCTATGTCGATCATGTTACGTGCTGTGTTAATAATGTTTGCACCGGGAGCTAAGAACTCATCGAATGCGAAATCTAACTCTGGATCATCTGTCAGAGCTTGTAAAGATGTGTCAAGAATAAAATCAATCAATCCGCCTTCTAATAAATCAGCGGCAGTAGTGCCTATCATGTGAGATAATCCTGATTCAGCTAAAAGACGCTCTACTTCTGGCTTTACTCCGAACCCTGCTCCCCCAAATAAGACAAATTGCCCTAATACTAGCCGTCTAGCTTGGCTAGCTGTAAAAGTTTTGTTGCCAAGACCTCCTCCGGCCCCTTCAGGCAAGGCTCTAAGCATAATCAAGAGAGTTTTATGGGTAAATTGTAGAAACTGTGTAGTAAGGCTAGCAAATCCATATTGGAATTTAGCGGCATTGGCTCGGTTCATGGCAAAAGCATAGTTAGTCGCATTAATATCTACTTTTGCCCAGTCCTCTTTAGTAAAATCTTGTAGTTTCTTTAAGTGTTTGTTTTCTTTACGGTATATTCGTAAAGCCATAGTATAAGAAGACGATACGTTAACCTGTTCTCCTAAATCAAACCCTGCTTGTTGGAGGGCTTCTCGTACAGGTGCTGCTGTTGCGGTTCGTCTGGTTGTTTGAATCACATCTCCGACCCTTGTGGACGGTAATTCCTCTACAGCCTTCATATCTCCTGCAAAAGAGTGGCGATTAATAGCAGGAACTAGCCCTGATTCGCTGAACTTATCCACTAGCATCAGATACTCATCTTCAGTCAATCCCATGAGTTTTGAATTTCGTTTTATTAGTTGACTAGTTAAGCCTTTACCTCCTATTAAACCAGCCGCATCACGCTTCATTCCTTGTAATAAGACTATACTATCACGTTGCCATCTTCCAGCATACAAAGGATCTAATGCTTGTAAAAACAGATGTTGTGAACTCTGTAATACAAGCTGCCTAACAGGTCTAGTGACGATGAAATCAAAGAAAGATAGACCTTTCATAGATTGTAGAGGATCAATATTAGGGCCAACTTTTCTGACTAGCCAAGTAGTTGCGCGAGTAGCCGAGGGTACTCCACGCAATTGTTCGTGCAACCATTCTGCCGCAGTGATAGCTTTAGATCTAAAAATTTGAGACCCTTGATTTATATTCCCTTCCATAAGGGAAATATATTCCCATAGCTCTAGGGCTTGGCCTATCCTAACTCTTTCCTTTCCGGAATGCTTTCCGTACAGAGCTATCAAGCTTTTACGAGTCTCGGAAGCAGGCTCTCTAATTATATCCCCTTTTATCAGATCACCATACCATTGCTTGAATGATTGTTTTTGTCCAGCTACAAGATCAGTCATGGATAGTTCTTTACTTACCATTCTTGTGGCGCGTTCCATTGCATTTAATGGAGATAAAATATCTGCCTCTCCACCATTAACATTGACTAATCTTTTTTGCTGTCGTTGGTCGAAGATCAAGCGACCTTCAAGCCGAAACCGTTCTAAGTCCATAGCTGTGCGATCTTTACCGGATAATCTAGGATCTTCTTTAATAACTTCGTATACATTACCGGGATCTTTGTCCTTCATACGTGCAACGAATCTATCAGCTTCAGCCCTAGTCGCAGCAACTCCTACCGTGTGCTCTACATCCCTTGCCACACCATTGAAAAGACCACCTTTACTTATTTTCCTGACATAGTGAGCATCCTCATATATTCGAGGGTAGTATCCTTCAATGTATTTTAAAGGGTTCGCAGATAGCGGAGTCAGTACTAACTTGGTTGCAGCACCACTTTGCTTTGCCGGATTGTACATCACTAAAGTACTAGTAGTCTTTTCCTTTGCTAGAAAAGCTTGTGTATCATCTAGCTTTATTATACTCCCGCCTTCGTTAAATAGTTTTTTAAGCTCAGTACTAGATAATTTCTCCATATTAGTAGTTGCAGCATCGTATACGTGCAATCGCTTATTCCCATCAAACAAAGGTTTTAATGTCGCCTCTGTTTGAGGTATTCCATGCCATGTTGCGTCTAAGTTTGTGGCGCGTAGTGTGACATATCCAGCAGATTTCCACTCCCGATATAATTTTTCATTCATTACATCGTATATAGTATCGTAGAATTCTTTAGTCAGTTGCACTCCTCTGAATTCATCCGGTCCTGCGTCAGGGAAGGCGTTTCTATATTCGAGTGTAGTCGGAACTCGGCCATTTTCAATAGCAAAATTCTCTGTATACCGATACATTCTATCAATCTCACGTCTAGTAGGACGTGACATTTTAAAAATAGGGGCTACAATCTGATCTAATGCGGAAGCTATAGCTTCTTCTTTATTATGGTTACGTACAAAAGAACCGTATACTTCTTCTGTAAATTGGGATGAAGGTGTCAATAACCAACCACTAGCTCTGCCAGTGTACTCACCTGTTAGTACAGGTTGTCCTCCAAACAGCCCTCTATCTTGAGGGCGCATATAATAATCTTCTTTATATGAAACATAATATTTACCCCGCTTACTTGTTGCTGTCTTTTTCTGCAAGCTAGCTAAAGCTGCCAAAGCGTCTTCACCGCCCATAACTTTATTAAGTTTTAAGCCATTTGAAGTCCATACTTCTATGCCTTTCAGATCCATGCCGTGTTGAGCTAGGTTTTCTACTTCAAGTAGTGCTGACTTTGAGGACATGAACGGGTGCGTTTTGTTTTTACCGAGGAATACATTAAATTCTAAGGCTAGTTCATCCTCGGATACTCCGACTCGCATCATTCCGGGCCTAACTTTACCGTCCCAAGATTCTATAATATGACTTACTTGTGTTTCTGTGGCTGTTGTTAAATCTTCGGGGCGGTATACTTGCTGTCGTGTTTGTGTTGTAAGACTTTGTACCCTAGCTTGATTAGCTCGCACTCTACTAAGATCGCTTTCATCTAAAGCTGGTATCTCTTCTACGACATCTTTCCCACTACGATTGCGTAATGGTTGCGGTAATAGTTGACGAGTTTCGTCGGCAACAGTTACGCCTAATTCATTAAGGAGTTCAGAATCTTTTAATGCTGCCACCGAATGAGCGAGATCATCTGAGGCTCTTTCTGGATTAGCTGCTTTTGCTATATTCGTAGTAGTGTTTGAGAACCTAGTGCCAGCAGATACAGTACTTTTAAACGACCTAATAACTGGTCCCAAAGCAGCCAATTCTAATGTAGTTCCTATATTTATTACAGCATCCCAAATAGTTTCAGTCTCTCCTTCAAGGAGGACATCTCCATTCACAATATGCTGTAGTAAAGATACGTCAGCCCAATCAGAAACGTGAAGAGGACTTTGGAATAGCCATGTTGCCATCCGTTTTAGGTAATCTCCCCTTTCTTCCGGAGGAAGATCGAAGATAAATTTTCTAAATTCTTCAGCTATACTACCGGGAAGTACCGAAGTTATTCCTGCTTCTGTTCCTAGAGGACTTCTACCCAAAGCAAAGACTCTAGCAGTATACCAACCGGGCATCATATCTTGAGCAACTCCACCAATTATTTCTGCAACTCCTCCAGCTTTAACGCCTCCTTCCGATAACTCTAGAAGGAACTCATTGAATTCTTGTAGTGTTTCGTAGGCGTTTTCTTGTACTTGAGTCACAATTTCTACTGGACTCAAGGACTTATAATTCCAGTATTCTTCGTAGTCAAGAATGTGTCTAGGCTCTTGCGTTATAACGTGCGCGTAAGCGTCTGCTTCTGTGGACTGTGTAGCAATCGCTAAACTTTGTGCTGATCTCCGAGTTTCGTCCTCAAGAATACCTACACCATCACCACGTAACTCAGTGGCAGGATCAACCTTCAAGGCTTGTGCTCTTTTTATAGTATTTTCTACTATAGATTTGCGAACTTCTTGGGTACGGGCTTGCTGCCACATAATACCACTTCTCTCCCAGTCCTGTGATCTACCACTTTGCTCGAATTCTTGTTTAATCCGCTCTTCATCCTCTGGAATTCCCAAAGATACTGATACTGCTTGAGCAAAAGTTCTCGCTGTGTTAGCAGAGCTTGAAGGAATTTCTTCTGGACCGGGAATCTCTTCCATGAGCGGTTGCTCAGGTATAGCTTGAGTATCTGGATTAGGTTCTGTGGGTATTAAATCAGTCATACAGCACCGATTAGCGCAAATACACTTTGTCCAATATCTTTATTACCACTTGGATTCCGAGGACTAGCTTGTACTTGGTATGTTTTTTCTTGTGGGAATTGGTAAGTCATCCCCATATTTCCAATCGCACTGGGCGAACTCGCAACCGATGGAGTCGCAACTTCCTTATAAGGGTTTTCCTGTGTATGTGCGGTGATAGAACTAGCTACCATTCCCGCAGCTTGACCGGCTGTAATGGCGCTTTTGATAACCTCTGCGGTCAGTTTTTTACCTCCTGCAAAGTATTCTGTCACACCGCCCACTGCCAGAGAGCCTAGCTGTATAGCAGCCTGAAATTTAGCTGCTGCTGCTTTAGCTCTCTCAGATTCTCCTTGAATATTACTCGCCATATCCGCATCCCACATAGTGTTTTTATGCGCTACTTGTGCTTGCACAGCCATCGAAGATCTAATCCCTTGTACTCCAGAACTTGCCACTCCCGGCAATCCATACTGTCCAGTAGCGGCTATTGCCGATGACAAAGCCATTCTATTAGCGTTGAGTAATCTAATTCGCTCTCGAAGTCTTTGTCTATCTTTTAGGGTTTTAGATAACCGTTGTGCTCGTTTAGCGGCACTTCTTCCTGTAAGTGTCATATCTTAAATCTCCGCTGTACCTTCGTAGTGTAACGACCACCCTAGGAGATGAGCATCCTTACCGGCCTCACCTGTGAATTTAAGCTGCAAAGCTTTTCCCCTTCCTCTGATTTTCGTTCTTGCTACTACTAAATCGTATCCATCAGCGTAACTATCACTACTTCCTGATGGAACGTAAGCTCGTTTATGTCTATAGACTTGCTGCTCTCGGCCAAACTTATTAGCCGAGGACCTGTCTGTGAAATCCCATCGTGGCTGGACTGTTAAGCTAGATTCTCCTACTGTCCCAGTCTCCGTATATCCAGTTTCCGTCTTCTTCATAAACGTGTGGATTGTAGGCGAATATCTTTGTCTTGAAAAATCCGATAGATTATCATAGCCCGTCAATAAGAAAGGTATATGTTCTACTCCGTCAAAATCTTCAAAGGTTTCTTGAGAAAAGTCTGCTATCTGGAGCGCGGTTCCGTAATCATTGACAATAAAAAACTTCATCTTTTGGAATTCATCGGGTTGGCTAGATTGATCGGTACTGTGGATACCTACGATATAAGCCGCACTAGTTGCGGGGGCAAATCTATACTTAAAGAAACTCCCTAACCGTAGATCTAGAACCATAACAGTATTCACTTTATGGTTACTTGTGTTATTGTTGTGTGCTATATAAACACGACCTTTAGACTCATCGAAGCTCAAGCTAGCGTTCTTTTGTTGTGCGTAGGATAGCTCGTTCCAGTATGTTTGGATATTCTTCTCAATAATATTCTGGGATTGTATCGCCCCGGCTTGTACTCTACTTAAAGCGTAGATTCCTCGGTGGCTTGCGTAGATAATACCGTTATCAATTTTGATTATAGCAGAGGCACTGATGGCCTCGGCAGAAGTAATTTGTCTCACACGAATATCGTTTGCTGCAAAGAAGCTACTGCCTGATACTTCCCAAACTCCTTGGTCACTGAAGACCAATAAAGAACTTTCCATAGGTTGCATATCAATGATATTTCCAATATTAGGAATCTGTATCGTTCCTCCATCTGAAGAAATTAAAGCGTTAAGGTCGGGGTGCGTTGGGTCTGCTCCTTGGAAGCACTGACCGAACTCCTCATCATTAAGTATGGTCTTAGAGAAAAAGATCATATCAGACCATTGTTTCGTTTGCATACCCGCTTGAAATAAACGTCCAGCAAACCAAGCATTTGAACTAGGTCGTACATCAGTTTGCGACAAACCGGGATTAGCTGTAGCAGCAGTAATGGTCGTGGATACTAATGTACCCGAACCATCATCCACCATTACTTGATCTCCTTCTTTATGGAGTTTAAAGTGACCGGAGTTTTCAAAAGCCCATACGGCTTCACCTGTCGTTCGTCCTGTCTCTCTGAATTTCTTGAAGTACTCAGACATATTTCTGCCGTTTCCTTCGTCCCCAAGAAATACCTTTGCGTCAATAGATATAGTCTTAGCAGTGGGATCGAAAGCCACAACTTTAAAACTTTTTCGATAAGTAATCACAGGTGTATTCGGATCACTACCAGAATTAGGATATGCGCCTTCATAGAATACGTGTTCCAAAGCAAATTCAGATGTCGAAACCGTGTGTCCAATAGCTAAATCTGAAGGCAGTTCCGAAGTCATCGTAATGGTATATCGTATACTTTCTGTTCCGGCATTATATTCGGCAACAATAGGCGTTGTATCATACGGCTCATTCCTATTGTAAGTCTTGGCGGCTACACCTTCTGGGTATTCATTATCCCAGATAGATATAATGAAACTTCCCCGTGGCACATAAGCGTTACCAAAGATTTCTTTTTCAATCTTTTCTGATGACCATTTCTTTACGTGACCTAAGTTATGCCAACCACCACCACCGCCTCCGCCTGATGTAAGTGTTGCTCCTTTTTCGGCATCGGTAACAAACCCCGAACCAAACTCATCAGGGCCTCTTTCAGCATCATCGTTTGTAGTGACATAAGTTTTACCGTCAGACTGCAAAACTTGAGGAGAAGCGTAGTACCCATAATAAGGTATCATTTGTTTAGAAGGCCATTTACTGTATTGACGAACGTAGTTATTTGCTCCTAGCTCGTCATCACCAAAGAGCCATCCTCGGTTACGTAAATTAAATTCATGGGTATTAGGACAATCTTGAACAACAGTTGAAGCAGAAACGCCTTGTGGATTAGCTCCACTTGTTTCTGTTGAGGGGAACTCCCGCAAGTCTATACCATCTTCGATGTCTTCAAAAGCCCTTACCCTTATATTGATCGTCTTGACCAAGAACTCTGTTGTGTCACTTGTATATTCAATGGATAAGGGTTCCATTGTTCTGTGAGATACAAAGAGTCTTCCTCTTCCGTGTGTGAAACTCACAGCAGTCTTTACTAGCGTATCATCTTCTTCTTGGTCTGTTACATAAAATCCTAGATCCACATGATAAGCGTGTTTCTTATTCCCTATAGTTTCTCCGTCCTCATAAAAATACAGATAAGACCCTAGTTGAATAACTATGTAGGTTTTATCTGGATTGTTATTAACATTACGCCACGTATATATTTGAGTCCCGTAAGCCGCTTCGTATTTTTCAAAGAGAGGTTCGGGATCGTTTCCAGTTTCGTAACTTAGTCCTCGTCTACGCCTACGAGTACCGTCAGTAAGTATCTCGAAGTTCTCCTCATCCAAAGTAACTTCGGGAGGAAATGCTAAAGGGGAGGACTCCGTATGGAGTCCCCCACTTAGATCGAAAAATATCTTATCAACAGGTAGTTTATTGGTGCGTTGTTTCGCCAAGACTTACTTCCTTTTCTTCTTCAGCTTTCTGAAGTTTAGCTCGTTCTTTTCCGGCTTGGTTCTTAGCAGCTTTATCACTAGCGTCCCATGAATCTACTAACCATTTCCGTATCTCAATCTTTGCATTATCGGGCTTAGTAAAATGCCCTTGTAGATTAGCGGCAGGGTAACTAGTAGGTTTAACAACTAGTTGTTCGCCTTCCTTGTAATCATCTTCCTTTACGTGGCCTATGTAATACAAAGCTGTTTGGCTTTGGTGTGCTACTCCCCACTTTTTACCGAATGGGTCTGTACCACTTTCTATTGCGCTATCTCTGGTCACTTGTGCTTGTATGGTCATACATTTTCTCCTTAAATATAATCAGGCAAAGGGGTTGCGGAGCCACTGTCAACTCCTGTAGGACGTGTTCTAGATGTTCCGGGTGATTTACGTCCATAGTCTTCGCCTGTTCTTCGTTGGTCACGGAACTTAAACTTATTTCGTTGCTGTCTTACTCTAGCTTTTCTAGCTAGATGTGTTATCTTAGTAGGTGTTACTTGCTTATACAAATCAAAAGCTAACTCAGTAGCATTTGTTTCTAAAAGATTTAATAGCTCTCCCGGCAAAGTTACTTCAGTTGTATCATTTATGGATAGAGCATCTTGTACTTCTCCTGATACACGGCTTTTTGACGCTTGTAGCTGGGTAGAGTCATTGGCAATGTCAATAGAATCGAATACTAAAATTCGATCTTCAACTAGCGTAGCGTAACGTGGAGCCTTGTTTGTATAGACTCCGAAAGTGATATCCGTATTAGGCCAAGTTTGACTAAGGATATTACTATCACTCGTGTCCTTGTTTATCTGCCTGTCAAGGAATTCTTGGTTTGAGATCACGGTTATCGTAGTATAATTAGGCGGATCACTTACAGCATCACGGACATCATATTGAATATTATCAATACTCATCATATCTTGGTTTAAGAATAATCTCGTTTTGCCCAGTGAGTTATCGTCTGTAGCACCTATACGGATTGTTTTATTCTTTCCCGGTAGACTATACTCTGTCACTATCTGATCGTAGATAGTACTATAGCACACGGCTATTTGTTCGCCTTCTATCGTATCACCGATAGAGTTGATCTCATCACTATCCATTAGTGATAGAGTATTTTGTACCATTTTTAATAAAGTTTTTTCCATAGTTTTTCCTACAATTTATGGGGTAAGGACTAGCGGTGTATTTCCAGTATAAGAAGAGTGTCCAGTTAAAGCCGCTGATACATAATTACCATTCGCACTACTGTTATCTAAACTAAGTATGTTTAAATTATTTCCCGGTTTCCATCCCGATCTAGCTAATACTACATTAACTGCGTCAGTGACATCCACGTCTTCCACACTACCGGCAGTAGGGAAATCTCCAGTAACTTTAAGTGTGTTTTCTGTAGTTTTATTGCTGAGTCTATCTGTAATTAATTTTCCAGACGCGTTTGAAGGGGCATCGGCATTGTCTACATTTTCGCAATGATATCTTATAGAGGCTGAACTTCCGCCTAGATATCCAACCATTACTTTTAGAGTTGCGCTAGTTAGTTGTGTTCCTTGTTTGAAGGGGATATTCGTATAATGATAGCCTGTATGATATACATCACCGCCCGATTGTCCTGTTATGCCTAATTTGCCTCCTCCCCATACTGATAACTCAGTTGTCCATCCAGTGCCTACTTGTTCGTGACCATCATGCGCTGTCTCACTAATCACTACTGTACTAGCGTCTAAGGGATATGAAGTCCAGTAAGCTAAGAGCTTTGAATTGAGATCGCCTTGGGTATAGCCTCTTTGTGTGAGCCAAGTCGTAGCTCTATCGTTAAAGCCACCAGCAGCTATACCCAAAAAATCCCAGTACTGATGGTATAGATCATTGTAAGAACCACTAGTTACGTCGAGAATACCTTGTAAGTATTCTATTTGCATATCGTTAAAATTCTTCGTAGTTTGTACGTTGTCTAAATAATCTATTACTGCATCATTAAGTTGAGCCATTCTATTTCCCTCTAA